GCTGTTCTATCCAGTGCGGAAGAACCTTGTTCGCGTCGAGAAGCTGCTGCGTAATATGGGCGTAGTGGCCAGTATCCAGGCTGCCATTGCCATGATCCGCAAGCAGTCAGGCACCACAGGGGACACGGCCACAGCATGGACACAGGGGCAGGCGAACTACTCCGTATCGCACGGCTCACAGCCAACGTCGTATCACCGCAACTACCCAGCGGGAACAATCCTCGACTCGCCGGCCACTACCGAATACGAGTTCCCGTCCAATGGAATCGACGCCACGAAGTACGTGATTGTAGTCCAAGCGGAACTGCGTGCCGTTGCCAGCCGGGTGGTTATGCCCGAATTCATGCTCACTTCAGATGCCAGCAACGCGAACTACAGTAGCACGCTGGTAGCTGAGGGGCCGGCAGTCAAGATGATCACCCGACTTCAGGCCACGCTGATCGAAGAGGACAAGGAGGTCATGGACCGGGTGCTTGACCTGGCTGTCGAGTCGGGCGAGATATCGCAGGAGAATCGGGACTTCATGGAAGTCGACGTTACGCCACCGAACGTAGCGTCCCGTGACAGGCTCCAGGAGACGCAAGCTGACGCCATTTTGCTCGATAAAAAGGTTATGAGCATTGAAACGATGCAGGTACGTAACGGGCTGGAGCCGGAGGCCGAGACTGAGAAGATCGACGCGCAGCGGGAGAAGATGGGCCCGTTTGGAGATATGGATCTGGCGACTATGATGGGGCAGGGGAATACGCAACCACAGAAACCAAATGATGAGGAGGAGGACGATGAGTAACACCGGCAGCCTAAAACTGGTCAAGACCGCATGGAAGTTAGACCATGGGCCTCTCCGCTATGAGTACGGGGTATTTCTGGACCTAATGGCGCCGACCACGGACCAGCCTGGCATCTACAGCGTAGTCGAGCCAGGCAGCACATTCACGACAGGCCAGAAACTCTATATTTCAGGAATCGGCGACGTGACGGTGACCGATGTGTATGACGACAAGGAATATTTTGACTTTGAATACGTAGAATGACCACCCCCACCGAAAAGCTCGAAACATTCAACCGCTCCCACAACCGTGGCCGAGACCGGGAGATTGTGTCGAATTCGCTCGCGATGGCCCGCTGGGCGAACGCTATCGGCCGGGACCTGTTTGGAGTGCTCGGGCCACAGGTACGCAATACCGAGCGTGTGAAGCTGGCTACGGACAAGATACTCTTTGCTGCCCCGGAGGAGGGTGCCGCGGACCTGCGGAAGCTGCTGGGTGATTCGGCCATCTGGTCGTGGGACTCGGCCACGACGCGATTCGTCCGGGCTGTACCGATACCGGCTTGGCTGCGGCGGGTGCTACCGGTGCATACGTTGCTGTCGACTGAGGGGCGGCTGCGCGAATACACGCCGGACATTTCTCAGGATGACGCATTCCAGCGGATCCTATCCGGTGACCTGACAGCCGAGCAGACCCGGGCTATTATCCGTGAGCTAGAATTCGGGAGCCCAACGCCGGCCGAACTCAACGCGATCCTCGAAGACACGTATTGGCCCGACGGCCTGGACGCAATGTCTCGTATCAAGACGGTGATCACGCCCGACCTGGCTGAGCTACGGGACAGCATCAGCAGGTATCTATCGACCAGCGTGGACGTACCGTCCGCGTGGCAAGCACTGAGCGGCGAGATAGAGCACCTCGTGGGCAACGTCCGATTCAAGGCAATTCGGATCGCTCGGACAGAAACATCACGGGTGTCTGAGGATATGCTGCGGAAGTCGTGGGAAGCGGCGAGTGACTTCATTACGGGAATTCAGGCGTTTACGTCGGATGACGCCAATGTGCGAGATGCTCACCGACATTGGAACAGGAAGATATACCACAGGACGGGGCGGAATCGGTACATTGCACGTGACGGTGAGCCGTTGCCGCGGTTCCCTGCTGGGCCGAATTGTCGGTGCTGGAGTAGCCCAGTGCTTGACCCGAGCCTGACTGCCGGGCTACCTGATGAGGATCTCGGGCCAGAGTACAAAGCGGCGCTGGATCGGTTTGAAAAGGAGAAGAAGGAGAAGGCTGAGGCATGAAAGACTCCTGCAACTCATGCAATTTTTGGCGACTATCCCAGCGGTTCCCCAGAGAAACCGATGACAACCTGAAGGAATGCCGCGTGAGATCGCCATACATGGGCTGCCCATCGTGGCCCAGAACGGGGCCCGACGAATGGTGTGGGGAGTACAAAGAAGACGGAATACAAGCCCCTGCGATTGACGATACGCGAGCGTTTCCATTCGACAGGATGCAATGTTTTCACACCGCCCTAAGACGCGCTGGGAGGCTCCCTGAAATATACACTGAGGTACGGGCGGCCCGGGGCGGGGGTGATTGGACTATCGGCAATCTACTTGCCTTAGGACGTTTAGAAGTTGGCGAGTTGCCCGGAATCGGCGAAACCAGACTGTTACAGATCGACGCCATAATGGAAGAATACGGCGTACTGAAAGAGTGGCACGGGTCACAATGGAACCCCTAATGTCTGACCACCGTAAACAGAACCAACTCATGACGGATCTGGCCACCAGGATGATGGTTCAGATGGCCGCACTTGCCTCTACTGGGGGGATGTTTGGCAAGATTGGTATTGAATTACACATCGAAGGGGGTAGAATTACCCATATTACCGAACAGAGGGAAGCGACGTACAAGTAGTGCTATGAGACATAGTTAGACACTTTCGGGTATTGGAACAACCAGGCCCGGTTGACTGCACAACGCAGTTTGCCGGGCCTTTTTTCGTTCTTGGAGCAAAAGGCATGAGCTACGAAACACTGACCGAGTTCACTGACAGCCGTGGCGTCAAGCTTGGCGTCGAGGAGGGCATTCTGCGAGGCGTCAAGATCCTCGGCATGAAATCAGCCAACGGGCGATCCTATCCGAAGGAAACGCTCGCCCGGGCCGCTGCCCTGTACGAGGGGGCGAAAGTCAATGTTGACCACGCATCCACGCCCGGCGCGCCTCGTGGCTACGCCGACCGCATGGGGGTGATGGAAAACATCCGCCTGGGCGACGGCGACTCGGGACTATTCGCCGACTTCCGATTCAACCCGAAGCACGGCGTGGCTGAGCAGCTCAAGTGGGACGCAGAGCACAACCCATCGGCTGTCGGGTTCTCACACAACGTGCTGGCGAAAACAACCCGCCGCGGCTCGGAGGTCGTGGTGGAAGAAATAACGAAGGTGCAGTCGGTCGACCTGGTCGCAGACCCTGCCACTACAAAAGGTTTATTCGAGGCGACCGACCCACCATCAAATGCAAAGGAGCAACCGATGGCAGACAAGTTGACGCTCGCGCAGTTGCGGGAAGACTACCCCCAGCACGTCGAGAAAATCGCTACCGAGGCCGTGGACGGCTTCCAAGCATCCGCCGACCAGAAGGCGAAGGATGCCGAAACCGTCAAGCTCAAGGAAGAGCTCGACGCCTACAAGGTCAAGGAGAAGATTGCGGAAGATCGCATCGCCGTAGATGCCCTGATCGAAGCGGCCAAGCTGCCCAAGCACGCCGTTACGGATGTATTCGTCCAGTCGCTCATGGCGGCCAATGACGAAACCCGCGGCAAGCTGATCGAAGATCGGCAAGCACTTGCCAATCCTGGGGCCAATCGGCCTAACACGCCGACCAGCAAAGAGCAAGGCACGACCGAGGGCGATGAGTCGCACCTGGGCAGCATGACCACCGAACAAATCGGCCAACGCTGGACACAGCGGTAGCCGGACACCACTTTCACAAAGGAGCCATAAACATGGCAGACGTAATGCGATGGAAGTATGGGGACACGAACCCCATCGTCCATGCCGTAGACAGCGCACAAGAGATCGCGATTGGCGACCTTGTATGGCAGAACACGGACGACGTTCGCGCGGCTGACGAAATTAGTGCCGGCAGCCTAATCAACATGCAGGAGGCGTTCGTGGATAACTTCCTCGGCGTTGCAATGCAGCGAAGCAATGCGGGCGACACCAATCCAGTGCGTGTGGCGACCACAGGAACATTCGAGTTTATCTGTGCCGCGGCCACGTTTACCGAAGGCGATAAGGTTGGCGTGTCCGGCACGTCAGGCGTGGCACTTGTCAATCAGACAGTGATCGCAGTGGCTACGACATTTGCCACAATCGCCAAGGTCAAAAAGGCGTATGCATCGAACACGACAGCCGTATTGGTGCAGATCAATTCCACCATCTTCACCGGCGGCTTCGCTGACGCCACAGCATCCAGCTAGAAAGGAGGTGATCCAATGCGAGTGAAATATCAACAGATTGCAAAGGACACCAAGCAACTAATCCGCGAGGGGCGTAGCGAAGAGTCGAAGGCGAAGCTTCGTGAAGCATTTGCCGAAAAGGTATTTCGGCCTGATGACTTCCGAATTCGCCAAGTCGCCGAGGCGACGATGGGCCGGGATTGGGTCGATTCGTGTGAGCCGGCCCTTGAGCGATCCGTCGCTGTCATTAAGGAGTCTGATGGCGTCGATGCCACGGCGTTTTCCAACATCACCGGTCAACTTGCCTTTAGCACAATTCTGGCGGCATTCGACCGGCCCGAGTTCGTCGGGACAAGCCTAATTCCGACAACGCCGACGCGGCTTAGCGGCGAGAAGTTGCCGGGCGTGGCTCAACTCGGCGACCAGGGTGCCGTTGTAAAGCCAGGAATGCCATACCCAAACGTCGGCTTCGGTGAGGACTTCATCAACACACCTGAAATCGACAAGCGCGGCATGATCGTTCCGGTCACGAAGGAAGCAATCTTCTTTGATCGGACGAACCTGATTCTTCAGCGAGCATCGCAGGTCGGCGAATGGCTTGGCCTGAACAAGGAAAAGCGCATTTTGGACGTTATCCTTGGGGAGGCGTCCACATTCGCTACCGGTGGCAAGTGGCAGTGGAAGGGCACGGATTACGACGTATACGAGACAAACGCTGTCGATTATGCCTCGTACTACTACCTGAATTCCCACGCCAGAATCTTCAACAACTACGAGGATCTCGATTACGTCGAAGACCTGTTCGACTCGATGACCGACCCGAATATCAGCACGCTGGCCAATCCGGAGCCAATCTTGATTCCGGGGACGCGAACATTGCTTGTGGTCCCGAAGCTGAAGCAGACGGCGAAGCGGGTCATCAATAGCACGGAAACGCGAAAGGGGTCGAACACCACGATCCAAACCTTGTCACCCCCCGACAAAATGGACTACGACATTAAGAGCAGTCCATTGATTCGGGCTCGCCTCGCGTCGAACAAGACCACGTCATGGTGGGTCGGCAACTTTGCCAGGGCCTTTACTTATATGGAGAATTGGCCGCTCACGGTGAGCCAGGCGCCCACGAACAACGAGGCGGAATTCACGTCGGATGTTGTCGCACGATTCAAGGCGTCGGAAGCAGGCACGCCGGCGGTCATCGCACCGCAGTTCGTGGTTAAGTCCACT